AAATCAGAACCTTTTAATAAGAATTCACCTAAGAAATTACCACCTCCCATTCCCATACCTCCACCTAAAGCACCACCTATTTCACTACCTCCACCTGTAATTGCAGCCATAATAGCTTTAAATAATAAGGCTTGTGCAACCATTGAAATCAACTGAATAACAATTTGCTTAAATGCTGCTTCTAATGCCTTACCAATATCTTCTCCCATTACCATTGCTTGTACTACGCTATCAAATGCAGGTGCAAGTAAATTTGTAATGGCTTGTGTTTGTTGTAACTGAAAGTTAAATAACTCTTGTGCTTTTGTTTGCTCATTAATATCATTTGTTATTTTAATAGCATCATATCCACTCGTTCTACCACCTAAAGGTGCATTACCAGTTGGGTTTGTTATTGTTGGTGCTGCGCCTCTTTCCATTAAGATTGGAGCAGTCATTTCTTGAGTTATACCTCTTGCTTCCCCACCTATTCTTTGAATGTTATCAGCTACTTCCTTTGTTGATTTTGCTAATTGCTTTGCACCTTTATCTAATTGAAAGAATGGATTATCTAAAGCTAAAGTTATAGTATTAGTTAACTCCGTATTTAAACCAATTATTCCGCTTCTTAATGCCAATGCAGAATTACGAGCCTCAATATTAGCATCCTTTGCTTTACTAATTGCACTTGCTTGATAAACCGAAGCATCTGCATAACCATTAATAGCCAATTTAGTTGACTCTAATGTTGCATAATATTCCCTTCCTGTTTGTAATATTCTTTTATTTGCGTCTGCTAAAGCAATAGTCTTATTAGCAATTTCATCAATATATCTTGATGTGATTGCTTGTGCAACCAACGCTTGTGTATATAAATCAACCGCTGCTCTTGCTTGGTCAACATTTGTAATTGTTGAAGCATAAGCACTATTTACTTTACTTAATTCGTTTTTTACTGCTCTTAATGCTTCCGCCCTCCTTTCATCACTTACACTTGCATTTTGAGTAATTGTCAAATATGCTTGTAATCTTATTCCTGTCTCACTTGCTTCGGCTCTTGCATCACTTAAACTTTGTGCAAACTTATCTTCTGCTTTTGTGGCTTCGTTTGTGCCACTTATAAAATCAGCTATTTTAGGACCAAATGCGACTAAAATTGATGAAACTGCACCCAAAGCTAAACCAATACCTGCTGGACCCATTAAACCACCTGCCATTGCTTTTAAAGCACCACCTGCACCTCCAGCATCTTTACTTAATCTTTGAAACGATTCTAATAATGGATTTAAGTTATTCGCAATACCAATGAATCCATAAGGAGCATCTTGTGCAACCCTTGATAAATTCATTAAAGCATTTGTTGACCTATCAGTTACATTTGGCAACGTTTTAAACGATGTACCTAACTTTTGAGTTGCGGTAACTGTTTCTTGTATATTTTGAACCGCTTGTTTATTATCTGCGGTTATCGTAATTTTTAACGTTTCTTGTGCCATTTTATTATTTTACTCCATACAACTTTAAAGTCCGTGCCAATTGTTCTTGTGTCAGTTTTGGCTTATCATCTTCAACTTCATCACTTGGCAAAGGAAAGAAACTTTTAATGCTTTTAGGACTTTTATCGGTTGTATTAGCTTTATAAATCAAATAACTAATCATCCTTGTTCTTTCCCATTCCTTCAACTGTTTATTATCATAAGCCCTTTTATACAACAAAAATTCTCGCCACGTCAATTGCCAAAACTCGTTAATCGTTAAGCCAACTTCAATAGCGAGAATAATTATTGAGTCCCAACTATAAAACCCTAATTTTTTTTTTCATCCGTGCCTTTTTCTGGCTTTAAATCTGGAGTCATTGAGTCTTGCATATATCTCATAAACTCAACCAATTGTCCATCTTTTGCCGATAACCCACCAACTTGGTCTATCCATTCGCACACATCAAATTCATCAAAGTCAATAGGCTTTTTAAGGCTCTTGCATCCACTTTCTGCTGCGGCTTGAACAATATGAACGATTGTATCTAAGTCATAAACCCCTCCAGATAAAACCTCAATTAGCTGCATTAGATTTTTATTCTCTAATTCGCAAAACCTTTTCATAGCCCAAGTTCCCCACTTTAAGTGGATTGTGTTGTTGTCAGTCTTTAATTCGTACATAGTTTTTTATTTATTATACAGTTTCAGTTTGTGTGATAGGAGGAACACTTACTACGAAAGTTGCAGTAAATTTAACATCATCTTTATCGTCAGCAGTTACACCGAAATCGCTAATAAACACTAATTGACCAGCACCACCATAAGTGATATCACCTGCGGTTGGAGTTGCTTTACCCATCTTAATTGCAAATAAAGTCTTTGCAGCGTGAGCAGCATACAATTGTTGGTAGCTATCTTTAGCTGGAGTGCCTGTTTCATCAATCGCAAAACCTTCACAATCAAAAGATTGAGAAAAAGAAGGAGCTGGAGTGTACTCGTTACCACATTTAGATGTTGCATCTATTGTGTCATTAGTAGATGTTAATGAGTTAGATGTTAAACAAGCAACAGGCTTGAATGTTCCATCATTGTTTATGTCAGCTAAAAGAATATAATCTCTTGCGCTTACTTTTGTTTCTGGCATTTTATTTAATTTTAAATTTGTGTTATTATAATGTTATAAGTTATCAATACTCTAAAAACGTTATCTAAAGGATTTAAGCCGTCTAAGTTTCTTACACTTTCAACACTTAAACTTGATGCCGTGAATCCGTTTGCCAATGTAATATTGGTGTCTGAATTTATTGCAGTCAAGACTAAATTGCTTATAGTTTCAGCACGTTTATAACCAAAGTTAGCATTTTTTGTAATAATATCAACTGTGATTGAAATAGTATTTGTGTAACCTGATTTGCCTTGGTCTTGTGTTGATGTCCTTCCAGTCATTACAATATACTCATCACCTGCTCCTTCTGGTGCAAAACCATCGTAAACAACTAATCCACTCGCACTTGTCAAGTTAGTATAAAACCACTTTTTTATTTCTATATTAGGATTTAACATCTAACAATTTTTTTAGTCTTTGTATTAATTTTGGCTTCTCCGTTTCATACGAAGGTATTAAAAAAGGTTGAGGTCGCATACCTTTTCGCAATATACTCCTTGCAATAACATAGGCTAATCCTTTGTCATTTTTGCCATCTCCAATGCCTTTACGCTTAACCCATAGAGTCAAAGCATCTACAAAGTCTTTGAATTTACCGCCTTTTTTACCTTTAAATTGTGCTGCATAAGATGTAAAGTCAGCTGGAACGCTTACTTGAGGACCAGTTCCAAATTCTACATAAGCAGAATAAGATGCCTTAGCCTCTACTGCATAAGTTAAATTATCAATTGGGTCTAAAGCTATTTGATTCCTTAATTGACCAAAATTTACAGGAGCAAGTTTTTTCGCATCGCTTAATATCTTCAAAGCGGAAGCGTTAATCTCATCGCCCACATCTTGCTTTAATTTTACATCAATATTCTTTAAAGCATCTTGAATGTCTTTTAGTCCATTTAAGTTTACGCTAAATGCCATTACTTGTAAATTATTAACTCCAAGAACCTATTTTGGTTCTCTACGTTCTTAATGGAATGTATTGTATATCTTGAACCTTCAACGTCTACCTCATAAGAATTGTTAATGTTAACCCCAAAACGAATATAAAGCCTGTTCCTTTGGTCGAATTGTAATTCCGATTGGTCTATCTCACGAACTTGATTATCTGGTCTTAAATCACCCCAAACTGTGCTTTGTAGGGCAAATGTGGTAGTGAAGCCACCTTGACCATCACTTACCCTTGTGGGAGCATAAATTCCAACTTGACGAGTCATCGTGTTGGCATCAACGTAGTTTGCTTTCGCTTTTCCTAACTTCATATTATAAAATTGGGCTTATTCTTGTCCATCTTTGACACGCTTTCCAAGTCTTTTCACAAATACCTGAATCACCATCTAATCCTCTATTTTCATAGTCATAAGAGATTTGGTCTAATATGGCTAATTTAAGGTCTTTAGGAATTGTTGTAGAACCAGCAAAATATGTAGCTTTTAGATTAGCATATCTTGGGAAACCCAATGTAGGATGTATTCCACCAATTAAATCATAATCTGCACTTTCTATTTCTAACCCATCTTGACCCATATCATACAATTGAAATGTGTTGATATTTACTGGACCAAATGGTATTGGGAAATTACCGCTTACATTGTTAAAAAATACAACTATTTCCTTTTGGATTAAACTCAATCCTGTGGCTACTTCAACCGCTTCTCTTGCAGAACTAATCATAATTTCAATTAGAGCATCTTCTGCGTTGGTTGTTACTCTTGCATAACTTTTAGCTTCTGCTAAGGTTACAGGCTCACAAGTAGAACCCAAAGGCATTGCACTAAAGTCATTAATATAATTAGAATAAGACATATCCTTTTTTTTACAAAATTACTTAATTTATTCCAATAAAAAACCCCCACCGAATTGGTAGGGGTCATTATTTACTAAACCTTTAGAACTATACGTTACCTAAATCAGCAAAGATTGCAGAAGTAGTCAACATTAAGTTGATGTCTTCGTAACACTCAATACGAGCAGTTACCAAGTTCTTTTGGAAGTTTTCGCCATTCTCATAAGAGAACTCAATAGCTAAACCTTCAACTTCAACTCTTTCTAAGTAGCTGTTATCAAAGATTAATACTTTGTCATCAGTTACCCAAGATGCAGCAACAACTGGAACACCCCAGATTGTGATACCACCATTAGGGTTAACAATAACACTACCAGCACCAGCATAGTAACCAGCAGCGATAGTTGCTTTCAATAAACGAGCCATTTGAGTTTCAGATACTAATGCAAATGAAGCTACAAAGTTTGCTTGTTTTTGGTTTGCGATATAATCTACTAATTGTAACAAATCGTTAGTTTCAGCAGTTGTAGTTGAACCTGTTGCAGCACCAGATACAGTAGAGAAAAACGCAGCGTTCTCAGCCTTGAAGAAATCTCTTTGTAACATTCTTGGTAAAGTTTGAGTCATAAAAGGTAATGACTTCAACATTTGCTTAGAGAAAGTAGAGAAACCAGCAAGGTAATCGTTTACAACTTTAACTTCTGTTAAAGAGTAGTTGTTTTCACCTTTGTTAGAACCTTCAGTTTGAGCAGCGATGTTGTTAGTTAAACCAGCGTTCTCACGATAGTAAACATACAATCCGCTTTCGCTTCTTACTGTTGGGATTAAATCTCTAAAGTTTAAACTTTGAGAAGGTTGGATAGCTGGGTTAGGAGCATAAGTTGCTTGAGCATCACCAGTTAAGTTACCACTTAAAGTCATTGTCTTAACATCGCTTAAATCTAAACGATACTTACCATTGTTCTTTAATGACTTCTCCATTGCATCGAAGTTGCCATCTAATTTCTCCATAATAACTTGGTCGATGAATTTTACTTCTTTCTTCTCAGCTTTCTTTTGTGCAGCTAATTGTCCGTCGATTTGTTTTTGTAACTCATCTTTTACGACAGTTACTTGTGCAGCCACCTCTTTAATTTGAGCTTCTGCATTAGCTTGAAAACCTTTAAGGTTCTCAGCCATTTCGTTGATTAAATTTTCCATTTTTACTTTTTAAATAGATTGTTAAATTGTTTAATTGCCTTCAATACTTCCTCATCATTTTTTTCTTCAACTTCTGGTGTCGGCTCAACTGATGGCTCGGGTTGAGTGATTGTTTCAGTAATCTCCAAAGTTAATAACTCGGCTTGTATTTGTTTTATTTGAATCTCCATTAAAGCAAAGGTGTCATCTGTGAATGTACCACCTCTAAATGCCTTAATTAAGTTTTCTAATCTCATTGATAAGTTTTCTTTTGTTTCTTTGAACTCACCCTTGAAACCCAATGTTGGTGTTTCTGGATTAGCACCCCAAAGAACCGCAGAACCTTCATATAGTTTTAATTCGGTAATTGTACGCACACCAGTCTTTTGGTTTACATCTGACTTTAACGTACTAAAACCAATTGAGTGTTGATTGATTAAACCTGCCTCATATAACTTAATAGCATCTTCGCCACATTCAGTTTCTATTAAGTCAGTAACCGCAACAAGCATATCGCCTTCAATGTACAATTCTTTAGGCTTACCCAAAGTATGTGCCATATCAGCTTTATGGTCTACTAAAGACCAA